GGGCGAACTGTGCGGCGCGCATGCAACGGACTGCGATCACATCGTGCCCGGCAACGACCACTCACTAGCCAACCTGCAAGCGCTGTGCAAGTACCACCACCAACGCAAGAGCAGCGGTGAGGGACGCGCAGCGCAGGACCCCGACCGGATGCCGGGTGGTCGACTCTCAAGACTGAGGGCGCCGCAGGGTCACCCTGGTTACTAGGGGTCGCAGTCGGCCTTACGGAGAGTGACGGATGGGTGGGGGAGGACCCCCTCCCCGGGTCTCCCCTACCGCAGCGCTATAGCAGGAACCGGCCTGCATACGGGTCTGAGATTTTCAAGAGATCTTTCAAAGGAATTTGGCTGACCTGGGAAGATCCCGGATCGGCCGGATTCCCCACGCGCGCGTGCACATACGCGTGCACGTAGGACGGCCCTCACGGCCCCTCTGGCGGACGCACAGCCGAAGGCAGGGCCCTCGTACCGGCACCCCTCTGGGAGGCCCGTACAGGGGCGTACAGAGCTTCGGCCCGCACCTAAGGAGGTACCCGCATGGCTGGCTTCGGCCCACCCCCCAAGATCAACGCACGGCGTACCAACGCGGACACGTTCAGTGAGGACGCCGCAGAGGTGACCGGCGGACCGACCGGGGCCCCCGACTTGCCCAACCCCAAGCGCTGGCTCAAGGCCACGCGCGATTGGTGGGAAGCATGGTGCGCGGCCCCTCAGAGTGCGCTGTTTGTCCAGACGGATTGGCAGCGACTCACGATGTTGCTGCCCCTGGTGGACGGCTACAACCGGGAGAAAGACCCGCTGAAGGCCGTCAAGCTCATGGGCGAGATCCGGCAGAACGAAGCGGCCCTAGGCGCGACGCACCTTGACCGGTTGCGCGCCCGTATCAAGGTCGCTGACCACTCGTCACAAGGGCCCGGCGGAGCCGTGGCCGGAGGGGCTGAGGTCATCGACCTAGGCGCGTACGGCGCGATGTTCGGGGGTGCGTAGTGCAGACGGGCAACCTGCCTGAGGGTCTGCCGGAGCGCACCCTTGGATGGCACATCCTTGCATGGTGTTCCAAGTACGTCCGGCAGCCGGACGGCGAACAGGCCGGGGAGCCCTGGCAGTTCACGCAGGAACAAGCGCGCTTCGTGCTGTGGTTCTACGCGCTGAACGACAAGGGCAAGTTCTCTTACCGGCGTGCGATCCTCCGGCGTTCCAAGGGTTGGGGCAAGTCTCCGCTCTTGGCAGCGCTGGCCATTGTCGAGTTCATCGGCCCCTGTCGCCCGGATCATGGCAAGTTCGTCCGTGACCCCATGGGCAACCTGCACCCGGCCGGACGTTCTGAGAACGCCCCGCACGTGCAGATGGCTGCCGTTACGGTGCAGCAGGCGTACAACACCATGGATGCCGTACGCGGCATGCTCGTTGAGTCTCCCGCTGTCCGTGACTACGGCCTAGACGTGGGCAAGACGGTGATTCAGTTCGCCGACGGGCGCCCCGGGAAGATCGAGCCGGTTACGGCTAGCTCGGCGTCCCTTGAGGGTGCGCGGCCTACCTTTGTCGTGGCCGACGAAATCCACGTGTGGACTAAGGGTACGGGCGGTTTCGCCATGGCCCGTGTGCTCGCCCGTAACCTGGGCAAGCGTCCCGGCGGTATGGCGCGCATGGTCATGACGACCAACGCGCACGCGCCCGGGGAACTGAGCGTCGGAGAGCAGGAGTTCGACGCCTACATAGACATCAAGATGGGCAAGGCGAAGCGTACGGCCGATGTGCTGTACGACTGCCGAGAGGCCCCGCCCGATGTGGACATGGCCGACGCTGAGGCCCTACGTGCTGCCCTGGTAGTCGCTTACGGTGACTCGGTATGGGTCGACCTTGACCGGGTGCTGTCTGAGATCTACGACCCGACTAGCGACCCGTCAGAGATGCGCCGGTTCTACCTCAATCAAGTGGTGGCAGCAACTGACGCATGGTTGGACCCGGCAGAGGTTGACGCCGTGGCGCTGGCCGATGCGATCACGCCGGATGGCGGCATGGTGGCGCTCGGGTTCGACGGTTCCAAGAGCGACGACGCAACAGCGTTGATTGCCACGGACGTTGATACGGGGCATTGCTTCGTTGTGGGCGTCTGGGAGCGGCCAGACGGGCCGGACGCCGTTGGCTGGGAGGTTCCCCGCACGGAGGTGGACAAGGCTGTCCGCGACGCTTTCGAGCGTTGGGACGTGGTGGCCATGTTCGCCGACGTTGCTTACTGGGAGTCCTACCTTGACCAGTGGTCAGAGGCTTTCCGCGAGGGGCTGTTTGTCAAGGCGTCGCCTAAGCACTCGGTTGCATTCGACATGCGTAACCGTCTGCGCGACTTCACGCGGGCTGCTGAGTTCGCCCATGCGTCCATCGTTGACGGCTCTCTGTCGGTCGACCAACACCCCACTCTGATACGCCACCTGAAGAACGCCCGGCGTCGTCCCAACAACTACGGCGTTGGGTTCGGCAAGCAATCCCGCGAGTCTCCACACAAGGTGGACGCCGCCGCCGCCATGGTCCTAGCGCGTGAGGCGCGACGGGCCGCCCTTGAGGCAGGCGTGATGGAACGGCGCGCACGGCAGCAGCCGGGCGAGTTCTTCAGCTTCTAGCCACCGTCAGATTCTGACGGTGCAACAACCGACGGAGGTACGAACATGGCTGGTGCGCTTGACGTACTGCCGGGTGCGCTGGCCATGCGCAAGGCTGAAGGTCCCAAGCTGGCCCGCATCTCTGCGGCGCTTCGTGGTGAGTTCAACGAGTCATACATGCCCAAGCAATATGACGACGAGTACGGCGTCATGCGCGAACGGGCCATTGCGAATTGGCTGCCCCTCATCGTGGACGTGGTGGCAGAAAACCTGTTCGTTGAGGGTTACCGCCGTCCGACCGACGGTGACAACCTGGCAGTCTGGTCTACGTGGACGGCCAACAAGCTGACCATGTATCAGAGTGCCGTTCACCGTGGCGCGCTGGCCTTTGGCCGGTCGTACGTCACGGTGCGTCCGGGTGATGTGGCGGCCGTCGTACAGGCAGCCCCCGCAACATCGTGGACGGTGCGCTACGCGAACCCGGGTGACGAGTGGCCCCTATGGGGTCTCCGTCGCCTGCGGGCCGTCAAGATGTCCGACGATTCGGACGGCACGGCCTTTGAGCTGTGGGACGGCACGAGCGTTACTGTGCTGCACGTCCCGGGTGACGGTACGTCGCTTGACGACGTGTCCGCCGTGGAGATCGTGAGCACTGAGGCGCACGGCCTAGCTGTCTGCCCCATCGTGAAATTCTCCAACCGGCTACCGCTGGAAGAGGGTTCGGACCCGGTGGGCGAGGTCGCTCCGCTGATTCCGATTCAGGAACGGCTGAACGAAACGACGTTGGGCCTTCTCATGGCTCAGCACTACTCGGCGTTCCGGCAGCGCTGGGCAACGGGTATGAACATCCCGCGTGACCCCAAGACGGGGGCACCAATCGAGCCGTTCAAGGCTGCCGTTAACCGACTTTGGATGACGGACAAGCCTGACGCTCAGTTCGGGGAGTTCAACCAGACGGACCTTTCCGGGTTCCTGAACTCGCTTGAGTCGGGCGTCAAGCACATGGCGGCTATTGCTCAGGTCCCGCCGCATTATCTGCTCGGCGCCATGGTGAACATCTCAGCCGAAGCGCTCACGGCAGCGCAGGCCGGATTGCGCCATAAGACGGACGAACGGCAGACGTTGTTCGGGGAGTCTTGGGGGCAGGTGTTCCGGCTGATTGCTGCGGTGCAGGGTGACCTAGCTACGGCTGAGGACACCACGGCCCGCGTGATTTGGCGCGACACGGAATCCCGTTCGCTGCCTGCCACGGTCGATGGTCTCGGCAAGGCGTCGCAGATGCTGGGCATTCCGGGGGAGGGGCTTTGGTCCCGCATTCCGGGTGTCACTGCTGCGGACGTGGCGTACTGGCGCAAGCTCAAGGATGACGCTGCCGTTGCCGGTGCCATGGCTGAGTTCTTCACGGGTGGTGCGGGCTCAGCGCCTGCTCTGTCGCCCGCTACGGGCACGGGGGTGTAATGCCTCCGGCGCCTATCGCAACGGCGCTCACAGAGGCTTACAGCCTCGCTCAAGGCGGCATCGTGTCCGGCGCTCTCCGCAGGGTTCTGACTCTGTGGGGGGTGCTGGACATCACCGCCCTTGACGCGTCGTTCGCTGAGTATCTGACTCTCGCAGAACCCGTGATCGCTGAGGCTAAGCACAATGCGGCCCGTGCAGCGTCCGGGTACTACGACATGTTGCGTGCGGCTGAGCACGTGCCGGGCCCCTCGCCCGCCGGTAAGTACCTGGCGGACCTAGTGGCGTCCGGCGAAATGGAGATGACGCTAGGCCCGATCGGTCCGGCGTACATCCGTAAGGCCATTGAGGGCGGCATGACCTTTGAACAGGCTGCCGCTGCCGCATGGGTGAAGCAATCCGGCGCCATGTCCCACAAGGTGATGGGCGGTTCGCGTGACACGCTCGCCCGCCGCATTGAGGGGGACGACCGTGCATTGGGATTCCAGCGTTCTGCCCGGGGCAAGTGTTGCGCTTTCTGTGGCGTACTCGCTTCACGTGGCGCGGTCTACAAGAACCGGGGTGCGGCCGTCCGAGCGGCCAACGGCAAGGCGTACCACGACCATTGCCGCTGTACTCCGCAACCGGTGTTCCGGCGTGACACGCCCCTTTCGGACACTGGCCAACGCTTCCGTGATCTCTACAAGGAACACGGCGACATCAACGAAATCCGCCGTTCTCTGGACGGCCGATCGACTAAGGCTGAGGAGAAATCGAGTGGCTGAGAATCCGACGGGTGACGCTGGCGCAGAGGGCACGCCCCCGGCTGGTGAGGCGCCCCCGAACCCGGCCCCTCCGGCGGGTCCTGTCATTTCGGCAGAGGATCTGAAGGCCCTTCAGGAAGAGCTGAAGGCGTTCAAGGACTCGCAGCTTTCCGAACAGGAACGAGCGGCGCAGGCCAAGGCAGATGCCGAAGCGCGCGCGGCTGCTGCTGAGACGCGTCTCGCTGAGCTTCAGGCGAATGCCGACCGGGCCCGTGTGGCTGCGGAGAACGGCCTCCCTGCCTGGCTCGCAGATCGGGTCAAGGGCAACACCCCGGAGGAGATGGCGGCCGACGCTAAGGCCCTCGCGGAGTCCATTAAGGGCACCGCTTCGGCCAACCTTCGTACCATGCCGAACCCCACCGTTCAGGGTGGCGGAGCGGCGGAACCAAACAACCCGGGCGAGATCGACCCGGTAAAGCTGGCGGCCAAGATCCTTGCCCGTCGAAACGGCTAGGAAGGAACTAACCCATGGCTGACAATGCACTCAACCTCGCCAAGGTCTACGCCCGCGCGGGTCTCCCGCTGCTCAAGGAAGAGCTGATCCTTGGCCGTCTCGTTTACCGGGACGCTGAGCGAGAGTTCTCCGGTGGCGTCGGTACCGTCGTCAACATCAAGACCCCCGGCTCTCTGACCGCCCGTGAGACGACGCTCAAGAACAAGGCATCCATCACCACGGACACGGTGACCGAGGGCACCATTCCGGTGCAGATCGACAAGCACATTTACAGTGCTGTCGACATGACGGAGGAGGACACGAACCTCAACGTTGAGGACTTCGGTACTCAGATCCTCGCTCCGCAGGTTCAGGCCGTAGCGGACAAGGTTGAGTCCAACCTTGCCGTTGAGATCAACAAGATCTCTGCGGGTGCTGGCGCTCTTACCATGCAGGCGAACGCTCCGGCGTCTGCCTACCTGGCGATCAAGAACGCTGGCATTGCGCTGGACAAGAAGAAGGTTACGCGTACCGGCCGAATCCTGGTCGTCTCGCCTGACGTTCTGTCCATCCTCCTGGAGGACGACAAGCTCATCAAGTTCGATGCGGCCAACACGGATGGTGCCCTGCGTGATGCGCAGGTTGGCCGACTGAGCGGTTTCAACATCTTCGTTTCCAACAACGTCAACGGCGCTGTTGGCTTCGTCCGTGAGACGTTCGCTCTGGTCGTCCGTGCGCCGCGCAAGCCTGAGGGTGCTCCGTTCGCAGCGTCCGCCGATGGCAACGGCTACGCGCTCCGGTACCTCCGTGACTACAACTCCGACACCCTGACGGACCGTTCCATTGTCTCTACCCTCATGGGTGT